TTGCAACAAAGCTTTTGATGAAGTTCACAATGTGTTCGTCTTTTGTTAGTAACTTATCTTGATTCATTTAACTCTCCTTAACTTAAAGTATAAACAGTATATAAAATTATACACTCAATGTCAACGACATTTTTTAAACAAACTTGACTTCGCACTGTCCACCAGCGCAAGCGACCTCACCTTTAAGGTCAGTATTATCTTCTTCTTCTACTATCTTGGACAAATCAACCTCGGATAAGCCGGTCAACAAGGCCTCATACTTTTCCTTGGAGCAATCCTCAAACGGCGCCTGAATATAAGAGCCACCATCATAAGGCAACACGGATAGTCCATTGTAACTATTTCTATTTTCCCACATCCACTCCCCTACATCAGCCCACTCAGCATCTTTTATAGATACTGTTGCTGAGATGTTGTGGGTATTTTGGCCCTTTCTAAAGCCTGGCTTTACCCAGCCATCCGTGACAGACTTAACTCTCTTGAGTAGCTGGAGTGCCGATTCTGATCTTAGTATAGACCCCTCTGGTGCGGATTGTGGTATAGAAATAACTGCTGTTGTGTGAGGGCTGAAATACTCATCTTCCACTAGGTTTGGGTGGTTTTGTGCCAAATAATTATAGATTGATTCATTCTTGCCAACACGGAGTCTCCTGATATAATAGTCACTGTGCCACGCGTGGATGCCACTGGACGTCCCAAGCGCCAAAGAAGTGGTGCCAGCTGGTTTAACACAAGTTGTTCTAGAAGCAGGTCTGATGCCGATAAGCTCCGCGACTCTGGCGTTCTCCTTCTTTACAACCCTAGCAGCTGCTTCCATATCCAAATCCATAACACACCCAGAGGCGATGCCAGTCATAGAAACCCCAAGCAAAGCATCCTTTTCTGTTGTTCTTTTCCACACATCCCTCAAATAGTGAAAATCTGTGTAGCTGGCTTGCAGTGTTCCGATGAACGAAGCGGAGCGGACTCTTTCCTCAAAATCCGCCTGATCTTTTAAGTTTGAAACATTGACTTCGGTGAGGTTACAAAATTGATACGGACGTAGGCCTATTTCGCAGCAAGGATTGGTGCCCCAGTCTTTGTCGTTTGAGAAATAAAAACCTGGCTCTCCGGCTCCCGAGGCTTTGACCCTGTCCCAGAGGCCCATAAAATAATCTTTATCTATTTTATGTCTAAGTAGAACAACAGAGTTGTTCGCACGACCTCGTTGAGGATTTGTCTCCCACCAGTTGCCTGTCTTTGCTGCTATCATATCTTCGTCGTCTGCTGAAAACAATGATATAAGGGCAGCACGGCGGATGCCACCGGCAAGCACAGCATCAGCCACATGACACACCATGTCATGGACCTCTATTGGAATCAGCTTATCGCCGTTATCCTTTTCCGATAATAGACCTTCTAGCTTTACCAAGCACTCCTTGAGGGGCTGAGGCCCGGGGGCTTTGCCTCCGGAAGTCACAAGGCGGGCTCCTTTCGGTCGGATATCAGAATAATCAAACTTTAGTGTAGAGCCTCCGTAAAAGTAAGATCTGAAAAGTGCTTTGACAGCATCGGCCCAGCCTTCTATGGAATCGTTAACCAAAAATCTTCTTTTGCGATTTGGATTGGGCTTCGTAATTTCTGGTAGTTTGTCTACATGATGTCTCTGCACACTATAGCCCACACCTGATCCACCCAGTAGCAAGAACATAGCCTCACCGAAAGTTCTCCAGTCATCAATCGGCATGTAAGCACAGTTGAAGATTCGGTTCGGAGCCACCTCTATTGGCTTTCCCCCAAATTGCATTGACCGCATAGAGGGCAACACCTTCTTGTCGTACACCATCTTGTATGCCCTAATAATTTGAAGCTCAAGCTCAGGATACTTCTTTAGATGCATATTCATATTGCGCGTGACCAGTTCATCCCAGGTCTCTCTCCTGTTTAATTCTGGGATATATTTCGCATACTTCATGTACACGGTGATGTCTGATAAGATGTTGCTTGGTAAATTCATGGTTTTTTGTCGCCCTCCTTATATTTTTGGTACTTTTCTGCCAGAATCTCTTTCTGTTTCTTCGCAGCGTGTTTGACTACATCCTCCAACTCTTCGCCTGTCATAGGTTTGGGCAATATCTTTATCTTCACATTACTAGTATCCATAAAAATAGGATATATAAGACCGTCTGGTCCGTTTCTATTTTTTGCTATAAAGACTCTACCACCATTAGTGTTTTTGTCCTCTATAGTCCTAGATACCGAGAATATGAAATCTGCAACAAAACATTTATTAAAAGCCTCAGATATTGATTCCATTGTTATAACCTCTGCGTTAAGGCCGGAGCGATTTGTCTGTGAGGCCGTCCAGATAGGACAACCTATGATCTGCGAAACGCCACGTAACTCTTCGTAAATAGTCTCCAGCTGATGTCTTTTCTCTTCTTTTGAAGAACCTTCCGGCTTAAGTAAATCCGCGTAGTCTACAATTATCATATCTGGTACGAAGCCTCTATTCTTCATCTTATCCAAATGATTCTTAATTGTCTGTATACTGGCTGATCTTGTAGGGTATTCCTTTACTATCAACTTACCTTCTATTTCTTGCACTTTGTCATAAATCTGTTCCTTAAACGCATGCAAGTCATTCAAATGATACCCAGTGATGCAGCTATCATACCTACCTGCAACAACTGTGTCGGCCAACTCCAGCGTGTAATGCACAACATTCTTGCCATTCAGAAGAGCTTTTGAGCCCAAATGAGCGAGCACCATTGACTTGCCAGCACCAGTGGGTGCGATGACAACTCCAAGCTCTCCTGTTCCCAGGCCTCCCTTCATTATCTCATTGAGGGTTTCCCAGCCGGTTGATACAGGGTTCCTGGTCTTAAGTTCAAATCTTCTTTCAAAGTCAGATAAGTAGTCATAACCTATGTTATTGCAAGTTCCCAGCTTCAACGCATTGTTAATAACCTTAGACACTTGATCAAACGAAGAATTGTTGATCAAATCAACTGAATGAATCATTGCTTCTTTTAGCTTTTGCTTTTTACAAAAATCCAAAGCAGTATCTTTGATATATTCAGAACCCTCAACATTTATATCCTGCGATAATATTCTGGCATAATAGTCACGGAGCATTTTTTGGACGGAATCCTGTTCACCGTCCAGTCCGGTCCTCATGATGCTAGTCATTATCTTTCTAGTTGGGTGGACACCATATTTTTTCTTATATTGTCTTATCTTCTTCAGAAAGACCCTAAGATAGGCTAGTTCTAAAAAATTATCATCCAAGACTTCAAAAATCTGGTCTGCAAAGGGCCTGTCATCCAATACTAGGTGACATAGATTTTCTTGAAAGCTTTTTCCGAACCTAGAAAAATTTGCTTTTGGTTCATTTTTCAATTAAATTTTGTCCCCTCTTGTATCAGAGAGTTAAACCTCGTCCACAAACATTCCAAATTGGTTGCAACGAATCCATCAACCGACATCATCTTCTTAAATTCGGTCTTATTAAACATGGGCTTGTATTCCTCAAAGGTCCTCAATATGTGATTCGCTGTCTGAATTGATAACAGCGGTGTGTCAAGCTGCATTACTGAGTAATTATCCCACACTAATTCAAAATTTTCAAGCACTTTGTTGTATATCTTCAGTTTGCTCTCATCTTGGTTTTCCGAATACTCTCTCACATCGTCTAAGAGATAAGACTTGTTTTCTGCTAAAAAAGGATATGCCTTGGCTACAGTTTTAAGCCCCACGCCCCTTATACCGTCTAGGTTGTCAGACTTATCTCCGACCATAGATCTTGCTATGGCAAAATTCTTAGGATGTATATTAAATTTCTCAACGACTCGCTCCTGATTCAATATCTCTTTTTGGGTTGGTCTGAATAACAGTGTTCTTTCATCCAGGGTTTGTATAAAGTCCTGGTCGCTTGACACTATCACCTTTTGCCAGTCTGAGAACATAGGCATTGATTTAATATATGCAATGACATCGTCGGCTTCCACGTTGGGTGCACGGAACTGTATCATTGGGGTTTCGTTAACATACTCAATGACTCTCAACTGTTGCCAGAGGCGGTTCTTGTCTTGCTCTTGCTGAGACATGGTGTTGACCCACCTATTTAGCCTCGGTCTATTTTTGACGTTAAGCTTTGGTGGTTTTCTACCAAATTTATAATTTTTATTTTGGGCTCTTCTTCTGGATGAGCCTCCTTCTCCGTCCCACACCACAACGAATAAGTCAGGCTTAATATCAGCACACAACCTGTTCATTATCTGCAAGAAACCCAGAGTGCCACCGATGGGATCTCCGTGGTTAGTCATAGATGGGTTCACTATATAAGATCTAATGAATTGATTTTGTGCATCAACTATCATCATTCTTTTGTTCGTAGTTTTCATTATAAGCCTTTAGATAAAAAACCCTCCCTAACAACGTAAGTGTATAGGGAGGGTTAAGAACAACTAATGTATTTGTTTTATTCCTTCTCTTCCGATTCTTGTTGTTCGTAAAAATCAGAAGCGTTCCCTGTCCTATCACTAAATTTTCTTATGACATCTTCATCAATAATTTGCAAAACTCTATTTTTGAATTTGTCATTTTCCAACTTAGTGAGCCAATGTGCTCTTTGGAATTTTTCTTTTGTGTCATCTTCGTAAACCAAGGAATACCAAGCACCATTCTGTTCAAGGCTATCAGATATCTGAATTGCGTCAAACCAACTTTCCTTGTCTTGAATTCCTATAGAGTCCGTGTCACCCCAGAGGATCTTAAAATTACACATCCTCCCTGTAGAGCCGAACCTTGACTTTTCTATCTTGCACTTTACCTCAGAGCCTATCCTAAACCCGTTCTCATCCGTGACGAAAGAAGCCTTCGCCTTTCTCCCTGTCAGCCAAATCCTCAACGAATATGAGTAAGGAAGTGTTTTACCACCAGGAGTCATATAGGGTGTTGTCATTGCTTCTGAGGGTGATCGTGTAATATTCGCCTTCAGCTGATTCAACACAAGCATCGTGGCACCAGCGTTGGCTATCGGCTGAACCAATTTGGGCATGCCCTTAGATAGAACTCTAGCCTTCATGGCCATTGAAGATTGCGGATTATAGTCCGATTCCAAATCATGCTCCGAAGGAGTCAAAGCCAGTGAGTCCCAAATGAAGAGCCACTTTTCTGGGATCTTAAGAAGATCTTCAATCTGCGCCAACACCGCCTCCACAGAAGTGGCTTGTATGTACACTAATTCATCCAGATCACAACCAGATTTTACTAGAAAATTAGAATCTATCGCAGATTCTGAATCAAAATATACCACTCTCACGCCCTTCTTTTGGGCGTTGGCTGCTATTTGGGCTGCCATAAAGGATTTTCCTGTGGCCTCCAAACCAGCAATCTCTGTTATTTTTCCAACAGGGACGCCGGCCAACTTGCCTTTACAAGTTATAGAGTCCAACCAACGAGAACCAGTGGATATCCAGTCCTTAACGTCAGTTGGGTTTTCCTCTTGGAGGTCATAGGCAATACTGGTACCCGCTTTTTTGTTAAGCCTGGAAATGATATCTTTCGTGGATATCTTTCCAGACCCTATTTGAGAAATCTTTGCCAATTTTGTCACCTTATCTTAAAAGTTCGTTGAAGGCTGCTTCAACTGCTGTAGAGCTAGTATCGGTCTTTGCCGGAGGCGTCGCTTGGCTACCGAACTTACTCAATTCCTCGTTATCACCCGACAAATGTGAATCCAAAATTGCGCGGACCTCCTCAGTTGACTTTCTCTCAAAGACAGTCTCAAGGTTTGGAATGTTTTCTAGAACCTCAGCGCATCGTTCCTCTCCGCCGACAGCGTCATCACACAAGACCGACTTTCTTGGTCGTGGGCGGATGTCAGTGGTCGGGTAAGAAGCACCTGGTGCCTTGCCGTAAAGAAGCTTAAGGTCGTTACCATCCTCGGGATCGGTGATGTCACCGTAATCTGGATCAAGTACGATACCAAGAAGCTTCTGGTATGCTAGTTTTCCGTAGCCCCAAACTTTTACGCCTTCTGATTCCTGACCTCTTACCAAGACAGGGGAGAAAAATCGTTGCTTGGCGAACATTGTCTTCGCCATCTGTTTGCTCTCTTCTGTATTTTCATTCCACAGTTTATTGCCGAAGTCACAAACGGGACAATTGTCTCCGAAGTTTCTCTTTGGGCACATGAAACTCTGATTTCCGACTCCGTAGTGGAACCACTTCTCTTTGAAAGGGTCGCCGTCAGCTGTTGGAACAATACGAATGTTGTTCTCTCCGTCTTCTGGTCTCCAGAAATTATTCTTTTTACTGTCGCCCTTACCATTGAGGGTGTTCATCTTCTGCTTCATCAGGTCTAAATTCAAAGCCATTACATATCTCCTTTATGTTGTTTTTTTGCTCTGTAGGCTATAGCAGGTCGGCAAATCTTCCGACCAACTTTCTATACTATACTAAATGTTTATTTGTTTGTCAACTAAAAATTTAATATATTTTTTAAATTTATTAGAAATCTTGAACTTTTGAAGAAAAAGTTTTTATGTAACAAAAGTCCCAATTATATTGGGTTTCGTTGACGCTGTAGCTATATTTGGAAAGTTCTGTGTTTTTATCTTTTATGTATCTTATAATGCTTCTCTGTAGGTTTTTGTCGCTATCCAATGTATCCTTAGAGATGCCATAGTATAGCCTATTATCCATCCTCATGTCAATAGGAAAAAATAGATTTTCTTCATTTTTTTCCATATCAAGAATACCTAGCGTGCAAACCCTTCTAGCCTGATTGATTGTTGAAAGATTTGACACTACCTTCTCCTGGTTCTCAAAAACTTTTATCATGTGAAAAACAGATGCGATCATGCTGTTCATTGTAGGGTAATATTCTTTTATGCTCGCATCTTTTATAAGTGTATCCATTTGTGAATTACTTGTCAAGTAAATTTCATTAAAAAGACCAGATCTAGTGTATTCCTGCAAAACAGAAAAAATCATTCTCTCCTGCATAAGCTCTGAGTTGTCCAGGAGGTCTGTCTCTGGTCTTATATAGATAGTATCTAGATTTTGGGGTTTAGAGTTAATGTAAATTGCGGAACAAAACCTAAATATCATTTACAATGTAAGATTATGAAATCATATTATAGAGCTATAGTTAGGCGTTAATAAGATTCTAACAGAAGGAACAAACAAAATGTTATTTGGGATCCCTCGAACCATTTACAGTGAAGAACACGAGATATTTCGCAAGAGCGTTGCCCATTTTTTAGAAAATGAAGTACTTCCAGAATATGAAGAATGGGAAGAAGCTGGAAGAACGCCAAGAGAAATTTGGTTGAGAGCGGGTGAGGTTGGTCTTTTGGGTACCAGCACGGCAGAAGAGTATGGTGGAATGGGGGGCAATTTCCTTTTTGATGCAAT